TTAACTGGGCGGCTGGCAAGTGACCGACGTTTACAAGCAAGCCCTCTGCCTGTTCATCCAAGACGGCGTATTGACGCTGGAACAGGTGCAAGAGCAGGTCAAGGTGGCTGAGTCCATGACCATCAAGCGAAGCCGTGAGACGCCATTCTGGGTTGCCGCCGAGGCGCTTTGCCAGCGGCTACAGGATGGCATCGTTGCCAACTCGTACCGTCCGTTCAAGATGAACGTGACGAACACCAGCGCCATGGAGCGGCTGTTGCGTATCGACAAGGTGGATGAGTCCGAGGCGCAGATGCTCATCGACTGGTGCCTAGCGCACGAGTTCTGGGCTGGCGTGATTCTCTCGCCGGCGAAGTTCCGCAAACACTACGCCACCATGTACGTACGCAGGGTCGAGGAGCGGAACAAGCGCGAACGTGATGGCGCAAAAGAGGCTCACCTCGTGGAGGTTGCACGACCCAGGTATGAGGTCGCTGACCAGGAGTTCTTCGAGCAAAAGCGCAGGGAGCAAGCGGAGGCAGTGCCAATGCCAAAGGACTTCAAGCGTGTGTTAGGCTTAGCACAATAACCAAAGGAGCGTTATGCCAGAAATTTTAATCACCCAAGAAGTTGCTGATAGGGCTACCGAAGCCGCCGTCGATGCCCTCATGGGCGAGTTCTTGCCTGCTCTGCTAAAGGCTGGCGTTACTCGTAACCAGATTCAGACGGCGCTCGACTCGTTGAAGGCTGAGAGTGACAACGCCTGAGAAAGCGAAAGGCTCTCAATGGGAGCGTGACGTTGCCAAGGTGTTCAATGAACTGGGCTACCCTCAGGTCGAGCGACGCTACGGTGCAGGCAACACGGTGGACAAGGGCGACCTCAACGGGTTCGCTCATGCCATCATCATCGAATGCAAGAACTTGAAAACCATCAACCTTGCAAGTATCATGGACGAAACGGCAGTCGAGCGTGCAAACGCTAAGGCTGACGTTGGCATCGCTGTAATCAAGCGACGCAACAAGCCGGCACGGCTGGGCTACGCAGTCGTGACGTTGGAAGAAATGGTCTACTTGCTTAAGCAAGCAGGCTATTAACGTGGTATCATTTAAAAGCCGCAAGGCACAACAACAGTAAAGGAAATCAAAATGAGTACAACGCTTATCGGACGTATGGTCGGCGACGCCGACCTCAAGTTTACGAACAAGGGCACGGCACTGGCTAACTTCAGCATCGCCGTGAACCGCAAGAAGGGCGAAGAAGAGTCCGTCTCATACTTCGACTGCACCGCTTGGGGCACTCTCGCTCAGGGCATCTCGGACAACCTGCGTAAGGGTCAGCGAGTCATCGTGACTGGCAACCTGTCGCAGGACCGATACGAGAACAAGGAGGGCAAGACTGTCTCGAAGGTCATCCTGACCGTCGAGGGCGCCGGACCTGACCTTCGCTACGCAAGCGAAGACAAGAAGGCGGCTCCCCGTTACACCACCCCAGAGGAAGACTTCTAACTCTTGACGGAATGGTCCCGAGCCAAATGCATTGGGCTTACGGACCTTTTTTTCGACGACCGCCTCACACAACAGGCTAGCGAAATTTGCGCTACCTGCTCCATCAAGACCGACTGCCTGCACTGGGCACTAGAACATCGGGAAGCATGGGGAGTGTGGGGCGGTTTGTCGTATCAGGAACTACGCATCGTAGCCGCATCTCTCGGTTACGAGCCACCGAATCGCAAAGAGATAGAGCACGGCACCGAGCGTGGTCACGCTCAGCATCGACGGCTCAAACTCAAAGACCCGAGCCACGTCATTTGCCAGCCCTGCGTTGACGCCTACAACAACGCTACCAAAGTACGAGTAGCCCGTTACCGCAAGAAGCGGAACGGGCTACTCTAAGGGGGAGGCTAGTGGGAGGGGAAGCGCACTTGGAGAAAGGGACAAGTCGTTTCATTACTGGGCGGTTATTCCAACCCTCCGCACTAGCGCAATAATCTTACCATGGTTTTCTGTGGTACGTGTTAATCGTACTCATCTCTCTCCTCTCTACAGGCAGTCGTCGCAGTGGTAATTCTGCTCGACGCCCATGTCATTGTACACGATAGTCAACTCACGCTCCTCCATGCAACAGTCGCATGGACCAAAAAGGGTGACGCTCCTCATTCGAGCCCCTCCACGTTCTCAAAGTTTCGACCACAGCGTTCACAAACAAAGTTGTCTGATTCGTTTACGTAGAACGGCATGCCATCTTCCCAAGTGTCGAGGCATTCTTCGCAGATAAGAATAACAATTGAATAGCCTTTAAGTGACATCACTGCCTCCTAGAAGTTCGTTGATACTGGGTAACGAGCGCCGGCAAGTGGGCGCCGGCAGACTGGGCACGGGGTGGAACCGTATACACCTTCGGTGCCGATTCGGGTCAGTACGCCCCAACTCTTAAGAGCCGAGACGATAGCCTCGACGGGCATATGTTCGTAGTTGACCGAGGAGTCGTTGCTCCCGTACTGGCTGACTATGAGGCAGTCGGTGCAAATTTCAATGACTGGCATTGGCATCTCACTATCCTTACTGTGTTAGTAGTCACTGTTGACTACATGTACAACATTAGTGGCTACACCTATGCCAATGCAAATTAAAAGACAGATAATGGACAGATAGCGCCTATCTGTCAAATAGATTTGCAATTGGGTGGTTGCAGGCACTAAGGTACTGAGTACCTAAACGAAGGGAGGTGAATATGGAAACAATTAAGTGGGAGACGCCGGCTCCTTCAGCAAAGAAGGGGCGCCAGTCCAAGAAGACTTTGGCGCTAATCGAAGCAGGGAAGAGCCGCCCCAATGAATGGTTCGTGTTGCACGAAGGCGCCAAGGGGCGCCCTGCTCCACGCCCATTCAACGGCCCCCAATGGGAGCGTGCGTACCGCACGTTTTGGGTAGAGGGGGAGACGGTTCACCGTACGTACGTACGCTATATCGGCAACCGCTAGCCTTAGTGGCCCCTCGGTACGTATTTACTGGTGCGTACCGAGGGGCCATAGTGACTTGGAGAAACAATTTTTGCGTTCCGAAACTAATCAGTCCGCCGGCCCAGGCCGGGATTTTTCTGCGTTTCGAAACTAATCAGTCCGGCGCGCCACCTTGTGTGTGGATGTGACTTTAGTTTACGGCGGGAGGTCGAGGCGAAGCCTCGGGGGTATGGGGAAGGCGAAGCCTTTCCGACCCCTAGGGAGAGCACGAGAGGGAACGTCTTGTCGCGATTTTGAGTTGCCGGTTTACCGGCGATGAGAAATTGCGTTTAGGTGCCCTAAAAAAAGGGAGAGGGAGAGACTTTAGTCTCTCCCTCTCCCTTTTTTTGTTACTTACGCGCGGTCTTGCTGACCTCGCGCCAGAGTCGCCATGCGACTCCGGTGGTGATGCCACCGGACACCCAACTGGCTGTTACCAGCGTTGATGCGTCCATTGTGACTTGGTTGAGTTCGGTGTACGTCCAGTGCTTGACTAGGTACCCCTCGATGAGACAACCGAGCGCGAACGCCCAGTCGTGCCATCGCTTGACTTGGAAGTGGAACCCGTACTTCATCGTGTGATGTACGAGTCGCAGTTACAAGCCCGCCAGTGTGTGTTGCACACTTGGCACGTGCCGCATTCGTTGCAGATGCCGAAGTCTTGCTGAAACACGTACTCAGGGCAGTCTGCGAGGATGCACTTCTTGCCGTACAAGGCGAGGAGTTCGTCCTCCGAGGGGATGTCGAACGTGTCGTAATCCTCCCACATGGACTCTTCCTTCTTCACGCTGTACACACTTGCGCTAGCGGGGGTGTATGGCGCGGCGTACGTGGTACGAGGCTTCCATGACTGGTTAGACCACCAGAGCCCGGACTGCTTGTCCCAACTGCCGAGGTGCTCGCCAAGGATGATGACGGGCATCTCGTCGTACACGGTGTTCAGGATGACGACTTTGGAGTGCTGCCCCGTGACGTAACCGTCGAGGACATCCCACACGTACGGGTCGGACAGACCTGCCACCCCGCCGAAGCGGGGCAGCACGTCTTCTGCGAAGACTTGCGAGTCTACGCGGTTGTCCGTCTTGGGGATGCTCAGGCCGAGCATTCCATTGTGGGCGAGCAGGGAGCCTGACCCGTCACCAACGGTGAATGGGTGGCATCCTGCAAGGTGTACTCCGCCTCGGGTGGCGATGCGTGCGTGGAACAGGTGTCCCAGCACGTCGTCACCGAGGAGGTCGAGCATCGACAGGTAGCCGTCGATTGCGGTGTCAGCGTCCATTGAGTGGTCGCTTTCGATGGCTCGTGAGGCACCGTCTTGGTAGACGATGCCCCAACCGAAGCCATCAGGGTTGTTGATGCACGAGACGACAAGGTCGGCTCGTGTTGGACGCTCGTTGCCGGTCGTGCCGACACAGATTACGCACATGGGTCAATTCCGTTCTCCAGCGTGAAGCGCTGGTTGTTGAGGATGGCAATTGCCATCGGGTAGTTGTTGGAGCGGACAAACTTGTCGAAGTTCGAGAAGTTGAGTCCGCCGTTGATGGCTTCGTGAGCCGTCATGTTGCGGGTGTACTCCGCGGCTGCGTGGATGAACTCGATGCAGCCGATGACGCGACCCACAGCCAGCGAGGGCCGGAAAATCCGGAACTCGATGGTGGCGCCGCCGTTGGCGCCGAGGTTGACTGCGTCGGTGTGATTCGCCGCGTGCGGTGCTTTGACCTTGATGGCAGCGCTGCCATTGAGGCCGTCGAACCGTGCGTACGAGGAGCGACGGTTTGCGATGCGAACCCAGTCGTGCTCGTTGCGGGAGAACAGCATCACCAATCGCATGGCGTGCGAGTTGGTGAAGTGTCCACGACCGACGTGGACGTGCAGACCCGCGTTGCTGCGGTTCCACGCGCGCTGACCGAGGTTGGAGATTCCAATCATGGTCTGGTTCAAGTCGCGGGCGATTTCGCGCCATGACTCAAGCGAGCGTGGGTGGCTGACAATTTCCATCCCGTTGTTCAGGGACCCGTCGTACTTCAGGTAGAAGTCGTCACGAGTCCAGTCGTCACGGAAGGCGCAGATTGCTTCTTCCAGCCGGTACTGGACGTTTTCCGACTCAAGTTCGATGCCGAAGGTGAGGACGCCTGTGGGCGATTCACCGATGGCGAACTTGTGCTGAGGACCCGGCTTGTAGCCGTAGTCATCGAGACGGGCTGCGCTGCGTTGTGCCGCAGTTGGGCAGTCGGGGTCTTCTTCCCACTCGTCGCAGGTGTCACACCAGTAGGCGACATCGCGGATGCAGTCTTCGCAGTATTGTTCACCTGCGCAGTAGATGTACGAGTGGTGCGCTTCCCAGAAGCACTGGTCGCACGAGTAGCACGTCCACGTGTGGTCATCCACGTGGTCGTAGCACCACTCTTCCACGCGCCCGTAGGCGGCGATGACTGAGCGTGTGATTTCGTCGTTGTCAATGACGTGCTCATTGCCGTACTCGCACATGGTGGGGTTTTCCGGCTGAATTTCCGGCTGGTCGGGTACTGCGTTGGTCTCGCTTGGCATAGCGAAACTTCCTTTCTCTCTCGTGTTAGCAGACGGTCTGCTAACGCGACTTTTTAGAAACTTTGCGTTTCGAAACTAATTATAGTTAGTGACTAGCCCCTGTTGGGGGTTTTGTTGTGAAAAGGTGGCTGGCTGGCGAGCGAGTTCATGTAGTGAACTCGCTCGCCAGCCTTACTACCAACCTTGGCGACGTGCATGCGCGCGCCGCGCACGGGCACGGGCACGCCTCCGGCGGGCACGGGCACGCTCACGCGCATTTGGTCGGTCGGATACAAAGATGTATAGCGCGAGGAACAGTATCATCACGAATACATCTCCGAGTACGGCGCCCGTGCCGTTTGGGTCTAGAACTCCCACGATGGTTCCTCCATTTCGCACTCTGCGAGGTCAGTGTACTGGCGCATGTCGATTTCGTCGAGCCAGCCTTCGTACAGGTGGTCGTACTTGGACAGGATTTCGTTTACGAAATCGTGGTCGGGGTGCGATTCGTTCTCAGATATGGCTTCGATTTTTCCCAACGTTTTGTATGCTGCGTCGCGATATGCAGGTGTGGCGTTTGTGTTATAGAACGCTTGGAAAATCCAGTCCGCGACTTCGGCTGGAGTTACTTCTTCCTCGGTTTCGATAAATTCTAACATGTTACTTTCCTTTCTGCAGGCCGGAGTTCCTCTCCGCTTTTCCCCTGTCACCCCTTGGGAAATGGCTCTCCGTTAGCGAGCCGGAGGCGAGGTTACGGAGAGCGCGAAGTGGACTCGCTATATGAGGGCTTTAGCCCTCTGCGAGGCCGGTGAAGCGGGTGTGGGGTCGCTAGCCGCTTAGTGAGCCGAAGGCGAACTTAGCGGCGTAGCGCGGAGCCTCTTAGTGAGTCGAGGTTTAGAGCCCGTAGGCGAGGCGGGAGCCGAGCCCAACGGGGTCTTACTAAGAAGAACTTAGAGGCGTAAGGCCGAAGGACTCCCGCGTGCGACTACAACTTCTTAGTGAGGACTGGATTGTTTGAGAATGTGGTGGGGCCCCGCTTGCGGGGGTAACGACATTGTCAAAGAATTTGTTGGTCGAACTTAGAAGTTGGCCGGGCCCCACATCCCATATCATGGAGGGACAGGGGGGCCCCCTTACCCAGCGGGGAAGGGGGCAGTGGGGGATGGGGAGAAGGTAGTTGCGGGCCGAAGGCGAACTTTGTTAGGGCGTGAACATTACTGTTTTGTGAGGCATGGAGCGAGGCACCACGCCGTCAGCGGCACCCCGAGTGGAGTGCCTCACAAAAAGTACTCAGGGGTACATTAGATATGGGTCACGCTTTGCGTGACATGCAGGTTTGCGAGTGACCAACAAAAAACCCGGCTGGCGAACCAGCCGGATTTAGTGTTGCTAGGCCGCGTCGGGTTTAGTGTTGGAGTGAGCCTATAGAAGGTCGGCTTTGCCGGCTCTACATCCGCTGGCTAGCGGATGCGCGCGGGCGCCGACGGCGATAAACGGCGATTCGCTTGCGAATTGCCATCGCCCAAAGGGTAGAACGCCCATAGCGCGGGGAAATTGTGTTGGCTTTAGCCAACGCTCTTGCGAGCGGGGTGGAGCGAGTGGGAGATGGGTGCGCTTTGCGCGCCTGAGAAGTGTTGGCTGGATGTGAGGTGTGTATGTGGTGAGAGGTGGCTTGGAACAGCAATGCTAATCTGTCTCACTCCCTATCCTTTCGCCAGAAGAACTTGTTCTTCGTCCGGAGATTCACCGTGAGCGGAGCGAACTAGGGGTGAATCGGAGGGGCGCAATGGCAACCACGCAGGCTAGAGAGCCAGGGGCGTGGCCAAGGACATGGTTCGCTTGCGAACCATCCGGCTCGGTATCACCTGGTCAGACATTACTTGTAGTACGCTAACAGTTGATTGTACAGCGACTAAGTCCACCGTGTCTGACCGGGTGTGTGCCGAGACGGCAAGTTAATAATCGTGCGTTATCTTGCCTACGGGAAACTGTCATTCTCTCCACGCCTGCTCCCATTTGACTCCGTCAAAGTGGCAGCGGAAAAGGTTTCAAAATATCTATCATCACCTACCAGCCCGCGGCCTACGGGTCGGTACTTCAAAGATTACGGGGGCTCTTAAAAACAAACACCTCTCCCCGCATTTCCCTCAACTCCAAAGAGTCCGCAATACCAGAACCGCGCGGCGTGAGGCCCGTCTGTGGAGTAATGCTTCCCCTCGACTATTCACCGGCAACAAATCTGTTTCCGGGCACGCCGACCTAATCCCGCTCTAACCGGGTAACTACGGCGAGTATCTGTTCCCAGACTCACACTCCGCGGCGACTTCCACGCACGACCACTACCAATGGTGATACTCCATTGTACACCCTCCGCGGCCCAAGGTGCGTGAACCGGCGTAACTTATTAGTACCCCCACTGGTACAATTAGTGGTACCACTTACTCGAAGGAAAACTATGTGCGGAACCTGCGGATGCGGCAAGATGTGTAACTGCGCCGGGTGCACGGCCCTGGCTGACAAGTTCGCCACCGAGCCCATTATCGATTCAATGCCCCCGGCACCGGACGACTACTGAGAAACGGTAAAGTAAAACGCCGAGAAATGGACTAGTAAAGCGGCGGGAAGTTACCCACTGCACCGTCCCCACTCTTTGCATTCCCTGCTAGACTGGGGTTCCTGAATATTACCCTTGGAAAGTCCAAGGCTCGATGCAAACAAAGCCTGCCGGAGTTAGTCACCGGCAGGCTTTGTTATTACCGTAGGCACCTCGGTGCCTTAAAAATTTTTTTGGGCCCCCGGCGAATACTATGGCACCCAAATACTATGACGCAGGCATACCATTTGTGGTAAGGTATTGGCGTCCACAACGGACACACACTCAAACCCTTCCGCGAGAAGCCCCCACCGTAACTGGTGGGGGCTTCTTGTGTATACTGAAGGCATGACCAAAAACATCAGCACTCACATCACAGCATTGCTGTCGGGGGCAACGTCGATTCTGGCACTTGTCCACCCCGGCTTTGTTGTGCCGCCGTTCGTCCAGGGCATCGCTGTAACGCTGCCGGCTCTTTTTGCTGCGGCCATTGAGGCGCTGCACTTTGTCAAGACGCACAACCTTCAGGCCAACATCGCCGCCGCCGACCACGTCGTGGCGTCGCTGATGGCTCAGACCCCTGCGCCTACCGCCGCACCCGCTCCGGTCGAAACCCCCACGACCCCGGCTGCCTAATGAGCCACGGGGACGTAATCGAAAACTCGCTTAAGGCGTGGTTAGACGAAAACCTCCCCAAGTTTTTGACGAGCATCAACGCTGAACTCCTCGACGAGGAAGAGTGGAAGATGCCCGTCGTTGAGGACTACTGCCTTGTCGTCGCTGTTTCTGATTACAGCGACGGCAATGGCGGTGTCTTTACCATCTACGGCGATGCGCCTCAGTACCGCATTGCAGGGTTGCTGGCTACCGCATTGAATAGTTGATGGCCGTAACACCCGTCCAGCGCAAGAAGTACTTTGAAGCCCGGACGGCCGGCTTCTCAATTGCCGAGAGTGCTCGCAAAGCCAAGTTCTCTGAGGCAACTGCTTATCGTGTAGAGAAAGCCGCTCAGGCTCTACGTGCCGACGAAGGCATTGACTCGTCTGCCTCCAACTACCGCGAACTCAAGGCTGAGTCCAAGTTGGAAGGGCCCAAGCCGTACGACCGGCTTTGCCCCGAGGCGCAACAAGCGCTCGAAGACTTTGGCTATTTCCGACGCCGGTACTTTGGGCGCATCGCCACGCCGTGGCAGGAAGAGGCCGGCACCAAATTAGTTGAACTGCTGGAATCGGAAAACAAAGAGTACGTGGTGATGAACATGCCACCAGGCTCCGGTAAGACCACTCTGCTCCACGACTTGACGTGCTGGATTATCTGCCGTAACCGCTCGGTGCGCCTGCTCACTGGCTCTGCCACCATGAGCCTCGCCAAGCGCAACCTGATGCGTGTGCGTCGTTCGCTGGAACGCGTCATCCCAGAATTGGCGGATGACAACCTGCGGGCCCGTGGCCAGGCCGTTGACGCAGAATCAACCCTCGCCCTGGACTTTGGTCGGTTTAAGCCTCTAGAGAAAGAACTGTGGACCAATGAAGCGTTCATCGTCATGCAGCCGGAAGAGTCAGGTTCTATCTCTGAAAAGGAACCTACCCTCAGTGCTTATGGTATGGATAGCGGTTTCATTGGTGGCCGTTTTGACGGTTGTTTTTGGGACGACCTTGTGGACCCTCGCAAGGTGCGTTCCGCCGAGCAACGCGAAGCAATGGAAGACTGGTACCAAGACGTGGCGGAAACTCGTCTGGAACCTGCGGGCATGCTGGCCCTTATCGGTCAGCGTCTTGCTCCTGATGACCTCTATCGTTTTGCTCTGGACATGACCCAGCCCTTGGAGGATGATGCAGTTCTTGACGACCTTACCGATGATGAAATCGCCAATCTACGACACGACAAAAAGTACAAACACTTGCTGTATCGTGCTCATTACGAGGACCGATGCGCCCCGGAAAACCACAAACGAAACGCCGACGCGTACCCAAAGGGCTGTCTGCTTGACCCACGGCGACTCCCCTGGCGGGAAATTTCCAACCTCATGTCTAACCGAGGCGAACGTTTCGCTGTCGTGTACCAGCAAGAAGACCTGGCCCTGGACGAAGTCCTTGTCCGGAACGAATGGGTTTACGGTCACGGACAGTCCATCGGATGCATCGACAAAGAGCGAGACCGATGGGAAATACCTCGTGGGCTCAACCCCGCTGACTGTATGGTCGTTGCAACTGCTGACCCCAGCCCCACGAATTACTGGTCGATTCAGTGCTGGCTTTACCACCCTGAAAGCGAACAGCGTTTCCTTCTTGACCTCATTCGCAAAAAAATGGAGGCGCCAGAACTAATCGACTTTGACTACAACCGGGGCGAGTTCGTTGGAATCATGGAGGAATGGCAGCGGTTGTCGTCCTCAATTGGGTTTCCTATCCAGACCTGGATAGTCGAGCAGAACGCCGCCCAGCGGTTCATGTTGCAGTATGACCACTTCAAACGGTGGCGCCAACTCAACGGCGTCGAGGTTATTCCGCACAACACTTCTCAGAACAAAACTGACCCGAACTACGGTGTTACGACGATTTCTCAACATTGGCGATTTGGTCGTGTACGATTGATGGGTAAGGGTGAAGGCAAAACTCGGTCGATGCATCTTATCGACGAGGTAACAAAATACCCTCACGGACGGACAGATGACTGCGTAATGGCGGAATGGTTTTTCGAGTGGAACATTCCCAACCTCTACCGGCCCAAGACAATACAAGTCAAAGCGTGGCGGCCCCAGTGGGTACGCAACACCCAACTATCTAACTTGAGGTAATACATGGCGCTATCCCCGGACAACGAAAAGGCTGCTGGGCAGATAGTCACGATGTTTCAGGAGCGGCAGATGAGCCGCTCGGGAATCTTCAAGCGAATGGCTGAGGTGCGTGACCACTACAACGGTGACGTAATCGTTCCCCTGCCGGAGTTGGACGAGGCTGAGAAGCCAGCCATCCCGAACCTTATCGCTCAGGGCATTGACCAGTTCTCAATGCGTGTGGCGTCGGTCTTGCCCGACATCCAGTACCCCGCTCTCCGCAACGGCATTCAGGCGTCGGAGAACAAAGCGCATGACCGGCGCATGGCCAACCTCGGTTGGTGGGACATGAACAAGATGACCACCAAGGTCCGCCGTCGCGCCCGCCACTTGACGGCATACGGTATGTCGGCCATCTCCATTTCGCCCGTGGCCCTCGACCCCAGCGACCGCCGACAGATTCCATTCTGGCGTGTACGCAACCCATTGGCCACGTTCCCGTCACCCATGATTGACCCTGACAACATGGAGCCAACCGACTGCATCTTCTCAGACCGCCGCCCGCTTGGCTGGCTGCAAGAGAACTACCCGACGCAGATGAATGTGCTGTATCGTGGCGACAAAGGCAAGTCGGACCTGTTCCAGATTCTGGAATACATGGACGCCGCCGAGACCGTATTGGTTGCCGTCGGCGCCGACCGTCCAAAGGCTACGCCCTATGGCCAGGAAGTTGGCAAGGGTGCGGCTTCCAACATTGTTCTTGAACGTATCCCCAACCGAGCAGAAGTCTGCCCTGTTGTCATTGCTGGTCGCATTACGCTTGACCGCTTGCAGGGCCAGTTCGACCAAATGCTCGGCATGTACCAACGAGAGGCAAAACTTGACGCACTCAACACCATCGCGGTATTCCGCAATGTGTTCCCCGATGAGTGGGTGGTTTCCCCCGCAAACGCACCCACGAGTCCCCGAATTATCCAAGAGGCCGATGGCAAAATGGGTATCCGAGGAATTTTGGATAAGGGACAAATCCAACTAATTCACCCACAGCAGACGCAGGACGCGCAGATTGCCATCAGCAACCTTGAACGCGCCCAGCGTATGACGGGCAACATCCCCCAAGAACTTAATGGCGAGTCTGGTTCTAACATCCGCACCGCTCGCCGTGGTGCTACTGTCTTGGGGTCAGCCATTGACATGCCACTTCAGGAGTACCAGGAAATTCTGGCAAACTCGATGGAACTGGAAAACAACCGCGCTGTCAAGATGATGAAGGCGTACTACGGCAACAAGCCCAGTATGTTCTTCTTCGGCACTGATGGCAAAATCGAGCGACCGGACTACACCCCTAATGAAACATTTGAAACTGACATGTCAAAGGTTGTCTACCCAATGCCAGGTAGCGACATCAATTCTATGGTGGTGTCTATTGGACAGCGTGTTGGCATGGGTATCATGTCCAACGAAACCGCACGAATCATGGACCCGGCGATTAAGGACCCGGCGCGTGAAGCGGACTTGGTTGAAGTTGAGGGTCTACGTAAGGCGCTCCTTACGGGACTTGAACAGCAAGCGGCACAAGGTCAACTAGACCCCAGCATCATTGCTCGTATCGCCTTGGCCAAGTCAAAGCGCCACACCACGCTGGAAGAAGCCGTCGCCGAAATTCACAAGGAAGAGCAGGAAAAGCAGCAGGCCCAGGCTCAACAGCAGCAGCAGGGACCAACCGCTGACCAGCAGCCAGGCTTGGGCGTTAGCCCCGACAACCCCATCCAGCAGGGACCGCAGCAGCAGGGACCGCCCGACCTTGGGGCTCTTCTTTCTCAGTTGCACGCAGGCGGTGGCGCTCCAGGCGGCGCACCGCAGGGCGGCATGGCACCAGCAGTTGCACAGGCACCAGCACCAGCACCAGCAGGAGTGTAGTAAATGCCACGTAAAGGTAGGGGCGGCGCACGCCAAGGAACACCGGGCATTGCGTACGGAAACCGTACGGACTTGAACCAGCCCATCTCAACCGTGCCCGGTCAGGAATACGGCAAGGCAACGGAGCAGCGCGATGCACAGCGGGCTGTGCCAATGGCTTCTTCCCCCGTCGCCGACATCGACCCCTCTATGGCACCCCCCACCCCGCAAGGGCGCCCTATGGCAATGCCGGGCTCGTTGCCGTACATTGCTCCCACTTCACGGCCCGACGAGCCAGTAACCGCTGGGCTGCCTACTGGCCCTGGCCCTGGCCCTGAAGCGTTGGGCGCTACTGGACCAACCTTTGACCAAATCATTCGCAGCGTTGCAAGTAGCCCACACGCTTCTGCCGTTGCTACTCAAATCGCCAATGTGGCTCGTTCGTTAGGTTATTAATGGCAGATTTCACTCCCGTCGGTGGCGTTGAAGCAAATGCTGAGGGGCACCGCCCCGGATACACAATTAGCGATTCAACCGTTACCGACCCGGGTTTGGACGCAACAAACGCTCTTGGTTTTTCAACCGACCACAAACTCGCCACTTTCATTGCAGACAACTCAGGCTTGGGCAACTCGCCCGACGCCCTGCTGGGCTACGCCCAGGCCCACGACTTAAACGCAAACCAGGTTTCCGCTGCGGCAAAGTACATGTTGCTGCATCATCACATTGACCAGTACCTAGGCCAGCAGACTCAACAAGAAAGCCTGTGGGGCGCATTTACCCACACGGTTTTTAGCGGCGTTCGAAGCGCTGTCGATAGTTGGCAAAATGCACTGTTTCACAATCAGAACGAAATCCAAGGGTTTAACAGTGGTGGTGTTCTTGGGGCGCTTGGGGCAAACGCTTCCCAAGACGTAAAAACCGCGGAGAACATTCCGAAAGATGTTAGTAAAGTTGCCGGTGCGATACCGGGGGCCGTTGAGGGCATTGGCAAAAAACTCTACAACATTCAGATGCAGTCCGAGGCTCAACAAGCCGAAGCCATTCAAAACCAGGGATTCGTAAAAGGTGTTTTGGGCTCAAGCGCCTACCCAGGAATCATTAGTGGTGCAACGCAAGGCACGGATGACATTGCCAAGTTTGTGTGGGATGTTGCCAAGCGGTTTGGCGTAAGTTCTGAAGAGTTGATGACCTTGGGGTTTGAAGGGCCCAAGGGAAATTGGCTGGGCAACATTGAAGACCTTGGGGCAACTTTTGCAAATGCGATTCGCTCGACGGGAGATTTGGTTAACCCGTTCAGCAAGAGCAACGGTTTCATGCTCATGGCTCACACCATGGCGTTCTACCAAAGCGTTGCCGCAAAGTATGGTTGGGCTCACGCGATGGGCTACGCACTCCCTTCAGTCATGGCTAGTCTTGCGACCGATGGGGCAGTCTCTGCGGGCGTTACCGCCGAAGACGCTGTGACAGCGGCTAGTGACGATGAAGTTATTAACACTGTTAACAACGCCCTTTCAAGTAATGAGCCGATTTCGGATGACTTGAAGGCGTCGTATGAAAAGGCGATGGAACGACGGGCTGCTCGTCTTAAGGCGCAGAAGATTACGGAAGAGGGACAAGCCGGCTCGAAAGCCATGAAGGCTTCTGAAAAGTTCTTTGACTATTCAACGCGTCCGCTTTCTTCAATGTTTAAGGCGGCACGTAGCATGGGTAAGCCCATGGCAAGCGTCAAGATGAACGCTTTGTACCTTACGACGCAGGAGTCGGCTCTTAAGAGTTCGGACCCCTGGATTAAGGACATGTGGGACAAGACCCGCAACGGTATCGCTTACGATGCTTCTGGCCGGCCAATGGGGACCGACGGGCAAGTCCTTGCTAGTTATTTTGGTTTGGACAAGGGGAGCATGTTTTTCTCCCCTGTCTCCGGCTTGACCGACTTCTATACCAAGTGGATTGGCGCCGACCCCTTGGGAGCATACGGCAAAGCAGTCGGTGGCGCTTTCTCATTTGACGGCTTTAGCGGAATGCTGGGTCGGTGGTTCGGTGGTCTTGGCGTTCGCAGCGCTGATGACGTACAACGAGCCTACAACGAGTACGGGCGCGTGCGTCGCGCTTTCCAGTACATGGCCACCCACAATGCCGCCGAGATTGCTGACGCTTTCCGTAATACGTACAGCAACGATGCAGTCCGAGACGTATCTGCGGGCTCTTTGCTTTCTCGTTTGGGCGAGGCCAAGACCGTCGATGAAGTCATCAAAATCCACCAAGACGTTGCCGAGGGTTTCTCAATGACCAAGGGCATGGTGCCAACCATGACCTACTATGAAGTAACCAAGGCGGCCCTTAAGGGCAAGTTGGGTGAGATTCTCCACACCGTAGGTGATGCATTTGAAACCGACGGTCGATTCCGTGAATACATCGCCAAGGCCGTGATGGAGCAGACGGGTGTGGACATCCGCCCAAACAACGCCCTTCTTTACATTGCCAATGGCGACAGCGTCCTGAGCACCACCGCATTTGCCCGTTGGCTGTCCACCCGGTTCACGCGTGACGCCATGTACATCGACGACCTCTTGGGCAAAGTGGAAAACCGCGTTGTTCGAGTCGGCAGTGCTGACGCCATCCCAGCGATTATGGACTTCTTGCGCTCTTGTTTGATGGACGAAACTACCATCAAGACTGTTGGCGATGCGCTGCTACACACGACTAACAAGCAGGACTACATCAACGTCTACCGCCACGCAATGTATCACGCAGTGATGCGCCGCGTCACCGCAGGTATGAACAAAGCCGAATTGTCAGTTTTCCTTGCGACTTCGTCAGACCACGTGTGGAATGAAGTGATTCGCATGACCGGACTCGACGGCGGAAGCCGCACCGCGTTTGCTTCTATTGCGGGTGAGTTTGGTGCGGACGCTGCACAGACCGTCAACTCCGACGCCGCCAAGTTTGGTGGCATTGGCTTGACCCACCTGGGAGAACTTCGGTTCCCGCGTGCGGCAGAACTCCGTGGATTGGCCAAGAGGACCGAGGCCATAACTGCCACCATCTACGCTTCGCAGCATGGCCAGGAACTTGCCACTCAGTTGCTGAAACTTGAAGACCTGCAGAAATTGGCCGAGTTCCATGGCGCAGACTTGAACGGCGCAGACGAAGTCGTCCGAACCAAAATCCAAGAAGCAGTCAAAAAGATTGAACCCGTGGCCACCCGCTTTGAAGCGTCAGGCGTAAGCCCAGAAACCCACGCCATCAACAAGGGTGCTGAGCAATTCAAGGAAGACGGCGGACGTGTGCTTTACATGAAGAACACAAAGCGTCAAAGGCGCATGCTCTTCAACCAAGCGGCCGACATCCGCATTGCAGCGAATGTAATGGTCAACCGTCCGCAGGAAGCCGCAAGGATGCGGACCCTGGCCGACGCCATTGAAAAAATTGCCAGTGGCGCAGAAGGCCACGTTGCCATAATTCGTGGTGACGTTGTTGGCGCGGCAACCACCCGCATGGACGACAACGGTGTTGTCAAGATTGACGAGATGGCGCACATGCCTGGCCACGGTACGGCCCACGACGCAATCAAGAAGGCAATTGCCAAGATTGCCTATGGGACCGACTCCCCCATCGAAGGCGCCGGTCTTGCCTTCACGCCAGATGAAGTTGCCGAGATTGCTAGCGACCCCAAATTGGCCGAGACTGACATGGTCAAGGGATATAACACCGGCCACGACGGCGTCCAGTCAATCATCGCCAAGCACATGGCTGACAAGTACGCCGCTGAAAGCGAAAAACTTGCCAATGCGTACGACGAGATTCGTGCGGAAGTCTTTAACATCCAACCGCGCATAAATTCGCTTGCGGACGAGATTGCTCGTGGAAACTCCGAGAGCCTCTTTGCTTACGCAATGGGCATGGGGGACAAGCCTGCCGACCCCAAGGAACTTATTCAGGAGATGAACTCCTTAAAGGGCCGACAGACAGCATTCCAGGATGCTGCGACTGAACTCGCTCGTCGCATGGAATCGCCGACGTACACGGAGGAAGAACTCCGTAACGCCGTCATTGCGCTTCGGGAGGCAACCCACAACAGCCTTGAACTTAGCGAGATGCTCAAGACGGGCCGTGGGTACAAGCCACCAGAAATGAAGAAGTTTATTGCGGACTCCTATTCACAGGACCTGCAGGACGAAGACCTCTACGAAATGCCTGCGTCCGAGACCGGCTGGGACCGTGGCGTCATTGACCGCCTAAAGGACAGGTTGCAAGAAACGTTCCCGGGAAACCCCGAGACCGCCCAGAAGTTTATTGACCAACTTAACTCGTTTGCCGACATGATTGGCAAGGGAATGTTCAAGGGGCTTTTCACTTGGAAGGTCGGCGGTGAAAGCCCTATCGCTTTGGGCGTGTACCCACAAGCAGGTAATTACAACCCGTACGACACCATAATGAACATTTTCGACAAGGCGTTGCGCAACCCCGCTTACCTCAAGCACACCCTTGTTCACGAACTCTGGCACCACCTTTCGACCTACGCGCCTGATGGCGTACTTAAGGGTTTACGAGATGAATTGACTTCAGCGCAGGAGGACTTCCTTAGCAAGTTCCCTCTTCGCGAGTACATTAACTCTAAGGACTACGCCTTCGAAGCAGACCCCGAAGAAAAGAAGTACCTCGAAAGCCTTGCGTCAAAGTTCAGGGGCGCCGAAAACATCCCGGTAAATCAAATTGATTTCCGTCGCCTCCCGTACTACATCATGCGTTACGGCGGACGTAACTACCACCTTGCTAATCTTGACGAGTACTTCGCCGAGAAGATGACGTTTGCGACCGAAGACACGATGACAAACAACCCAACCCTTCGGGCCGCCCGTCGAATCTTTGGCGCGACCCTTGAAGGCATTGGCGCAGTGCACGGCAACAACTTTGCGGAAGAAGTCTTTAAGGATTTCTGGGAGCAGCGGTTCACTGATTTCTCTCCAGTCAAGGACACCTTGACCATGCGACTTAAGAACCTTGACGCCCAGGCGTTCAACGCCTTGGTCAAGGACCCGCCCATCGAGACGGTTCAGAAACTGGTCAAGGAAATGTACGCCGCCTATAAGGGGAAGAACCCGTACACCCTTGCTTGGCAGCGCACTGCTGACGGCATCAACCGATTCCTGAGCAAGACCTTTGTTCCCCTTGCCCTCTTCTCCGGCGGTTGGGCACTTCGCGTCGGCGCTTCCGAAGCAACGCTTAACTCCCTACGTTTTGGTGGGTGGGCATCGTTTGACGCAAAGGTAATGACTGCGATTGCGAAGCACGAAGCCCGAGGACTCATGGCGTTGGAAGACGCTACCAAGGAACGAGGCCTCATCCGCAACGTTGTCGCCGGTGCTTTGCTCGGTGTCGAAAAAAACATCGTCCGAGGCATGGACCAATTCCAGCGAGACCGTATGTTGGACGACTTTGTCGGCACCATCATCCGTCACAACGGACACCTGCCCGGTGGCGTGCATGAAGTCGAAGACACCGTGTTCAATGACAAGACGGTCGAAAACGCAATGGCTGGTCTTGTTCTTGGTGTTGACGACAAGGGCCGTTTCATCATGGCCGATACCCACTCTTCGAAGGACGGCGGCTGGGGCTATCTTTCGTCGGGCAGCGCAGACTACGTCCGTGCTTTGCGTGAGCACATCACCCGCTTGGCGAACGACCCACTGCTCAACCCCACCTCAAAGAAACTTGAAGAAATCTTCTACGAGGCCGGCCTCAAGTCAATGGGCGGGGACCTCAATAACCTTCCTCGTGAAGTCGAGCGACTTTCGGCAGACGAGCAGCGCCAGGAGATTATCAGTGCCGGTGCCTCGCAGTACCGTACGCCTGAGTCGGTGGAGATTCTTCGCGAGCAGTTGGAACAGACCGCACTTGATTCCATCAACAGTCTTTCCGAAGCAGACCGCGTTCGCTTCGACCGAGACCTCGGTCGCCTTAACGCAACTAGCCCGTTGGCCCGTAATTCCGCTCACGAAGAATGGGCTGCCGTAATCGCCGAAAATGCCATCAAGAGTGTCATGGGTAAGGACGAGACGGGATACATCTTCCACTCGCCGCTTGTTATGCAGGCCGCAAACCCTGAGACGATTAAGTCAATGGACGAGTTCACCCGTGACCTCAACGGCATGGGCGCTACTGCACCGACCAACATCCCGAGCAGCATGACCAAGGCCAGCGCCCCAGGTCGTTACTCGCTCCAGCACTTGACGCAGGTTGGGCACGACAAATTCCTTGGACCAATCGTGAACAAGATGGTGCGTGAACCCACGTTCCTCCTTGAGCAGCACTACGCTATGGAGAAGTTGCGCGACCTAGTGAAGATTAACGCGGTGGACGAAGAGACCGCTCAGGCGATGGCCGACGAGCGTGCCTTCCGCAACATGAGTAAGTATGTTCACAACCCCAAGGACAAGACCCTTTGGGAAGTAAACATGCGAGTTGCCGCGCCGTTCTACTTTGCCCAAAACCAGGCTTGGCGTCGTGCTTTCCGCGTCATGCGCGAAGACCCGGGTGCATTTGAGAAGTACCTTAAGTTGTCTTTGGGCGTGACTAACTACATCAGCAGCGCCTCCTCTGGCGGGAACATCCCAAGCATCTTCATCCCGGGCTCAACTTGGCTGGGCAAGTCCGGCGCCATTGCCGGTACTCGTATTGACCCCAACAGCCCCGGTTGGTTCTTCAACCAAATGAACTTTGGCTTTGCGTTCGACCCAATTTCTGTGTCGTCTGTGTTCCCCACGGGCTCGACGGGCTTTGGCCGCCACGACTACCTCTCAGACCTTGGGCTTTTCCGCCCATCGTGGGGCCCCGTCGTGACCATCCCAATCAAGATGTCCGAGTTCTTCCTTAACAAGTCACACACCTGGCCGATGCTTTCCAAGGTTCTTAACGCTTGGGTTCTGGGGCCTGCTTCGGCGAACTCGTCGCTGTACAGCGACTTCTTCCCAAACACGGCCGCTCGCGACTTGCTTGAGGTTGGTGTTTCGTTGGCTGGTGTGTCTGGCATCCCCCAGTTTTCGACCGACGCTTTGAACAGTACCGAAAACCTTGTCATCAACAACGCAATGGACAACCTGTACACGCGTGAATACGAGAACGTCTACAACAAGTACGACTGGAACAGCATCAACCCCGACACTGGAAACAAATGGACGCAACAGCAAATTGTCCAGTACTGCCGCGGCCAGGCGGACCTGAGCATCACCAAGATGTTCAATCAAGTTGGCTTTACCCAGAAGTTCCTCGACGAAGCCCACGCTCAGGCCATCGTCATGTTCTTGGTGAAGTCAGTGCTTCAGATGGGTTCGCCCGTTGCACTGAGCCTTCAGGAGAAGTTCTCGGCTGACCCCGAGTTCCAAAAGATTCTTGACAGCGTTGACCCACTTACCAAGCAGAAGTACACGCTTCAGTCGGCGTCGGCAAAGTTTGCGGAGAAGTTCCCCACTCACCTCTACGACCTTGTTGCTCACAGCAGCGGGCCGTACGAGACGTGGGCGGAAACAACGTCGGCAGTTCAGTTCATTCAGGACCACCCGAACGTTGCTCGTCAGTTCCCCAACGCATCGGCAATGTTGATTACCCGAGGTAATTACTCGCCGCAGGCGTACCAACTTGAAGCATCGCTTGGCTTGCGCCAGACGGACGCTCCTCAGGACTACATCAACGCCCTCTTGGTTTCGGCGGGCAACGACTACTACTACAACTACCTTGCCACTGAGCCGCAGTTCGGGGGCAACGGGAGCACCGCTGGGCAGGCTATTTCGTACGAACAGTACACCGCCCTCAGCACGGCGGCAAAGCAGTACGGCATGTCCTCGAACCCGACGTGGTACACCTCGTTTGTTGGTGCTCAGCGGCACAACCTTGAAATAAACGCCTTCAAGGAAATGAACACCATGCTGAAGTCCAAGGACGTACCAGACGCCGTCTTCGGTGGGGCCGGCGAAAAAGCCAAGTTCGAAAACCTCATTCAGCAATACAACGGGGCTTTGTCCCAGGTCAACGATTTGGTTTCTGTTGGCGACAAGACGATTGCCAACTACGTCCGCCAGGAATGGTATGCGTTCTGTCTCCAGGCGGCTGCCAACCCGTACTACAAGAACCAGGGGTACTTCTTGACCTCAGTCCTTGCCAAACTACCCACCGCGAACTAAGGAGTAGCAATGCCCGGAGAAACACCAGCACCCGAAAAGACATACGGTACCGAAGACTTTGCGATGCTAGCCCACAACTACCAAGTGCCCATGTCGTCTGAATCGCTGAAGCAGATGGCCGATGGGGCGGATGAGGGCAAGTTCAAGGCATTCGAGGAATACCTCAAGACAACCGCCCAAGGACTCTACCCTTCGTTCGCCCCACAGATTGCCTCAGGCATTCCCACGGCGTACTTGCTTGAGCCGTACCGCCAGTCGGCCAAGCAAATGTTGGGAGAGAACTTCGAACCCGACTTTATGAACGACCCCAAGGCGTCGGCCGCATTGATGGGTGGCCAGGACGAAAAGACTGGACGCCCCACGCCTATGACGCTGGACCAGTGGAAGAACCACATCCGGACCGAGCCCGCCTTCAAGTGGGCCTACACTCCCGAAGCCCACGCCCGGGCGAACATGTTGTTAAACACCCTCAAGACAGGAATGGAACAGGTGCAATAGATGGGAACCCCTCAGAAGCCAGCCCCGCCCAAGAAGCCCATTGTCCAGAACGGGCAAATGATTTTTGGTTCCGTCGGTGGTGGAAAGTACCTTAGCCTTGGCGAAGTCATTAAAGGTTTGGGTATTAGTCCTATCTACAATGGCGTTGACTACAGCAAGCAGTTTCTTCAGTACGCTCAGCCGACCGTTAACGGCCAGGTTGTCATGGCTCCGGTCACAAAATCCAGCGAGTTAGCGGACGGCATCTCTTACCTCATCGGTCAGTACCCGATGCTTGGCGACTATCTTGCCCAGAAGTTCCAGATGACCGAAGGGCAGAAACTACCGCCCGGGTTTGCGGAAATCAACTGGCGTTCAATTGAAGCGGCCGGTGGGAACATGTTCAAGGCGGTTCCTCCCGCCCTGGCTTCCGCCAACAAAGAGATTGCCAACGAACAGCAGGCGATTGCCCAACTCCGCAACAACCTGAACTACGGCATCTCTGCTGGCATCGCCAGCGCCACCGCCAGCCAACAGGCCAATGCCATCGACAACATCCAGCAGACCATTGAAAACTGGTACGGCGCTGCATTTCCTGAAATGACGCAGTGGCTTACTAACGCGCTGACGGGACTTATCACCCAGCAGGGAGACCACCTCATCAACCACTACGCGCTCATGGACGTGTTGCGTGGTGAGGTTAAACCGCCAGGAATGTCTGACGCAACCTTCAGCAAAATCAAGCAGGACTACGAAACCGCTTTCCCTGGACTTGTTAAGTACAACTCGGGCAAGGGCAACGTTCGCATGAGCGAAAAGCAGTATCAGGACTACACCCAAAGCATCATGAACGTAGCGACGCAGTACGGTGCCCCGATGCCTGGACGTAACCAAATCGCCGAAATCCTGAACCACCACATCTCCGCAGCCGAGTACACCCAGCGAGTGCAGGACATTTACTCTCAAGTAATCAACGCCGACGCGGGCACCCGCTCCTTGCTGAAGAACGAGTTCGGTATTACTCACAGCGACTTGATGCAGTACATGCTCACGGGCGAAACGCCAAAGGACAAGAAGGCGCTTGGCTTACCCCAGATGCAGCGACAGGTGGCAACCGCTGAGATTCAGGACTACGCAAACCGTGTTGGTCTTAAGGGTCTTTCTTTCTCCGGAGCAACTGACCTGGCAGACATGGCCAAACTTGCAGGCACAGCGGGCAATCAGGGCCTTGCTTATGGTGTCAACCAGATTGAGCAAGGTGTTCTTGGGGCCAGTCGTGACGTTGCACTCACCCGCAGCCTTCCCGGGGCGAACACCCCCACCCTTAACACGAACACGTTGCTTGCTTCGCAGTTGGCAGGATTCGGTGGCATCAACCAAGTTGCCGCTCAAACTGAAGTGGCTCGTGCCGAACAAGCAAAGGTCGCTCCGTTCGAAAAGGGCGGTGGCTACGTCGAGACCTCTAAGGGCGTTACTGGACTTGGCTCCGCAAGGACCTAACGCCGTAACATCTCAATATCCGTAATGTACAATCTAAATAGGTAGTTGGCCCTGTTTGGCCGCAGGCGCGCTGGCTTCCAAACCCATTTGGGGAAGGCACAACCCCGATGCGTAAAGGTGCAGTTTTACAACTTATCCGCTTTGTTAACCTCTGGCAAAGTGCGTACCCGCAAGGAGCGATTGCATGGCATACGACGACGATTTTGACGAGCAGGAAACGCAGAACCAACCGCTTGACCCGAACATTCGGAAGCAGTTGCGTGAAGCGGAGAAGGCTCGCAAAGAACTGGAGCAGATGCGCCAGGAACTTGAAACTCAGAAGCGTGAAGTATTGCTGGCTAAGGCAGGTATTCCAGACTCACCTCTCGGAAATCTTTTCCGAGACGCTTACCGTGGTGAAGCAGACCTTGAGGCAATCCGCCAAAAGGCCCGCGAGTACGGTATCTTGGACGCCCCGCCCGCGCAAGCAGGACAGTCGAATGACCTTGAACTCGAAGCCCTTCGTCGGGCGCAGGGTGCGACTATTGGTTCTGTCGGGGCAACCCCCGACCCCCAGCAGGAGTACTACGCGGCACTGGCGGACGCAAAGAGCGTTGAGGAAGTCATGGCAATTGCACGTGGAGAAGTCGGCCGCAAGGTCGGTGTAACCACAGCGGGGATGTACTAAGCCTTTCACTTCCTGAAAGGAATCACCCCTTATGGCGACTGACGCCTATAACGTATCGGGTACCGACGCCTTTACCGGCCAGACTACCCTCGATTTCTCGAAGGCCGCTTACGACCGACTGGCATACTTTGCCCTTCGTCCTGAGTTGTACTTCGACGCCGCTGCTGACGTTCAGCCGACTGCTCAGGCCATGCCTGGTGCTTCGGTAACGTTCACCATCGTCAACGACTTGCCAATCTCGTCCTCGGCCCTGTCCGAGTCGTCCGACGTTGCAGTCACCGCCCTTTCCGACTCGCAGGTCACGCTGACCTTGGCCGAATACGGTAACGCCGTACTCACGACTGCCAAGTTGCGCGGTACCTCGTTCGTGGACATTGACCCTGTTGTCGCCAACGTCGTTGGTTACAACGCCGGTGTGTCGATTGACACGATTGCTCGTGGTGCCCTCGACAACGGCACCAACGTGATGTACGCATCGGGTCTGGGCGCTACGTCGCTTGGTTCCGTAACGGCTCGTTCGTCGGTTGCTGCGGCAAACACTTTGTCCTCGCTGGACATTCGTGTCGCTCGTGCTCGTCTGCGCTCGCAGAACGTTCCCACGTTCGGCGGTATGTACGTCGGTTACATTCACCCCGACTTGGTTGCCGACCTTCAGGGCGAAACCATTTCTGGTTCAAACGTTCAGGGTTGGCGTGCGCCTCACGTGTACGCTCAGCCGGGTGAAATCTGGACTGGTGAGTTGGGTGCCTTCGAAGGCGTCCGTTGGATTGAAACGCCTCGCGCTCCCGTGTTCGCGGGTGCTGGCGCTTCGTCAACAAACGTCTACGGCACCATCGTCTTGGGCCGTCAGGCTCTTGCCAAGGCGTACTCGATGATTGACGGCAATGGCGCGTACCCACACGTCGTGCCCGGTCCCATCACCGACCGTCTGCGCCGTTACGTCCCGCTGGGTTGGTACTGGCTTGGTGCTTACGGTATTTTCCGTCAGGCTTCTGTCATGCGTATTGAGTCGTCCTCGTTGCTCGGTGCTGACATTGGCACCTCGTTCGACCCGAACATTGACATGGGTGAATCTTCCGCTGTCACCACCTCGCTGTCAAGCGTTGCGTTCAACACGCCTTCTACGGGCTTCGCAACGTTCACGGCTTCGGCGGCTCCGGGTCTTGCTACCGACGATTCAGTTGTTATCTCTGGTGCCACCACCAGCGGCATCAACGGCACCTACGTCGTCACCGCGGTCAACACTGCGCTCAACCAGTTCACGGTTGCAAGCAGCCTCAGCACTGGTACGCTCGGCTCCGCCAGCGTGGTCTACCCGGCCAACTAGTAGGAATAGGGGACGAGTATGCCATGGCCTCGTAATTGCGCCGCATGTCGTTCGTTCGACGTGCAGGCAGGGATTGATGAAATCCACTGCCTCATCTGCGGTCGTCTTACTGACCTCAATGGCGTACTCGTCCCCGTTTCCGACCAGTTCACTTCGGAGGAACTATGACTGTACCTACCGGCCTCGGCCTCACGCGTGGATTAGACGCTGCCGACCCAATCCCCGGACGTTCGTTTGACCATGTTGCCGCTGCAAAGCGCAATGACGCCAGCGCCGTCAAGGGAGAAACCTCAGACCCGTGCTATTGCGGGAACTGCACCATGACAGACGCAAGGTGGATGTAATGGAATCACGCGCCGCATTCAAGACCATCTCGGAGTTCGACCTTCGTAGTGGCGCCGCAAACACGGTGGACACTGGAATCATTCCGCCCCCTGTTACCTCGACCACCACGTCTGGCCCCGTCAACCGTGGTATGGAAGCGAACACTGGCCGCGACGGTTTTCAGGCTCCCCTGATTACCGGCATCACCACCATTGACTACGCTGCTGCCACTATTCAGCCTGAAGTCATCCCCTTCAAGGTTCGAGAGGACATTTAATGCCTAGCCGTTTTGACGATGTGTTTAGCACGGACAACCGTGAGCGTCCTGGCTTTGTGATGGACTTCCGCCCGACCACTCTGCTTGAGCAGAGCCAGATGGGTATTGACCGCGTGAACAAGCCAGTCGGTACTGCCACCACGCCTCGCGGCGAAGTGCAGACTACGGGTGGTCGTGGTACCACGGACACCGAGGCCGCAATCCGTCTTGGAGCGCAAGGTCGAAAGTAGTCCGGAGTGGCAACCTTCACTCCGCCCGTAGCATACGATAACCCACCCATCCTGCCCTTTGCAGGTGGGCTGGGGAATCGTTTGTTTAGGTACTTCCCCAATCGCAAGCGTTTTATTGCGGTGTTCGCTCTCAGCGACGGCACGTTTGTTCAGGACACGCCTAACGGCTTTGACCTGAGCGGCAACATCGTTGGTGTGTCGAACACCAACATTCCGTACCCGTACGACCCCAACAACCCTTCTGCTCCGTACTCAACGTCCTACTACGTCAACTACCAACACACGCCCCCGGTCCCAACGTCCACCAGCGTATCCCACAACCCCTGGATTACTAAAGTGTACCTAGGGCCGACAACCATTTCGGCTTCCGAAAAAACGGCACTGACTGCCGCTGGCTACGGAGGATGCATTCAATGACGACACTACGACACAACACAGGTGTATGCCCCGAAGGGTGCTTCGGGTGCAAGGTGGCTTCGGTTGCCTTTGCTCCTTCGGCTATGCCTACCCGGTCCGAGGCAAGCACGGTTGAACGTGAGACTCGCATCATGCACAAAGACGTGGCCGCCTACCGGCGTCTACGCAAGAACGGATTACAGCCTAAGTCGGTGAAGGGCTCTGCCCGGCTTGAGGCCCGCGCCGACTCCAAGTGGGAAGTCGAAACGAACACGTCCCTCAAGGGCGACACGAAACTTGGCAAGCGCCTAGACGAAACCCAAGCGGCAATCAACAAAGGTGAATCGGTACTCTAATGACCACAGGCGTTCTGTCAGGCGTAGTCTTCGGACCTTCGGGTGCGCTCAACGGCGCACAGGTCATGGCCTACAGCACGTCGCTGTTCACCTCTGAACCTGCCGCTGGCACCGCTGCCCCTACCACCGGCACGATTGGCACGAACGTCTTTGGTCCTGTTACCACCGGCACAAACTTTGGTGGCCCCGGACAATGGGAGATGACGGGCGTAGCAATCGATTCGTACTATGTCGCTGTCACTTACCCGATTGGTTCCACCGGCGCTCAGACCTATTGGACGCTGGACGACTCTTTGGTCTTGACTATTGGACCTGCTGGCCCGACGGGACCTGCTGGCCCGACGGGACCTGATGGCCCGACGGGACCACAAGGACCGGCTGGAACGGGCATCAGCACTCTGACCGGCGACGTGACCGCTTCTGGCGCCGGCTCAGTCGCCGCTACTCTGGTCGGCACGTCCAACGTCGAGAGCATCATTTCGGCAAACACCACGGTCGCTGGCGCACTTCAGAAAGGCACAATCGGCACGATTGGCTCAATCACGGCAACAGGCTCGTCGCAGACAAGCGTGGCGGCCCTGACGTACAACTACAACATCGTTTCGGGAGCAACTGCTACAACCAACGGTGGTTCAGGTACGGGTGTCCACCTGCCCTACATATCATCGGTGGGTCAAACCGTTTGGGTTGACAACGCCAACAGCACTCACTGGCTTCCCATTTGGCCTTGCATTGGTGACAGTCAAAGCATTGACGGCGCAAGCGCAAACAGCCCTGTATGGATTGCCCCAGGTTCGTACTGGTTTGGTGTTACGGAAACGACAAGCAACTGGGCTTCGGCAGTACCCTCGCTCAACACGGATTCAAGCGGCAACATCGTCGTCACCTACTCCAACGGGCAGACGACCTTCGGGCTGGCTTCCAACATCACCGGCTCCACCATCAACTCCACGACTATCCCTACCTCCGCTACCTTGCTCACGTCTACAACAGGCGTGACCACCTTCGCTGGCGGAACGACTGGGCTGACCCCAGCCTCGGCTACGAGCGGCGCTGTCACCCTTGCAGGCACGTTGGCGGTTGCTAACGGCGGAACCGGCGTGACCTCCTCCACCGGCTCTGGATCCGTTGTCCTCAACACATCCCCCACCCTCGTCACCCCCGCTCTCGGAACCCCAGCCTCGGGCGTGATGACGAACGTGACCGGCCTACCCCTGACGACCGGCGTGACCGGCACTCTGCCTGTAGGCAACGGTGGTACGGGTACGGCTATTGGTGTCACGATTA